GGATAACGTTGGATGAATTGTGGTTAAGTTCCGGGAGACTGGAATGACACCTGGTGTGGAGTGCTCTTTGAGCTCCTCTAACTTCGGTTAGGGCGAGACTCATTGGGCAAACATATTTTATGAATTAGTTTGTCAATGAGTTATCAATCGCCCCCCCTTTCACAGTGCAATGCACTTATAATACCTCAGGCAAGAGAAGAACAATGGCTTTCAAGTAATACTAAGTCATATGATCGAGCTCGCAAGGAATTTCAGCGATTTCGAGCCCAACAGCCAAATAGTACCGAACAGAAAAACAAAAAGTTGGCTTATATTCGGAAAAAGAATAACAAGAAAAAGAACAAGACTAATATTGTTCCTCATGCAGGTGAAGACACAGACAACACTTCTGTGCTTTCCCGCATTACCGATTTATTGCGAGTAATGGACGATTTCTCGTTAAAAAATAATCAAATGATCTCTGTAGGAGAAAATTTGGGGATTTTTATGTACCAACTATGGAACTGTAATACTTTAAGTGATATAGTTATGGCTACATTGGGTTATATTAAGATGAATACTCAATCTTGTTTGGTTGTTTCTTTAACATCCTTATTGGATAACATGTTTTCACCTTCTTTTGATGATGCTGATCCGGTTCCACAATCGGATGTAGGTGTAGTATTGAACACTAGTATCACCTCTTTGAGAGACTATTGGCAAATGTTTAAAACTAATCCTGTTTTCTCTCACATTTCATATTTAATAACTGTAGCTATGACCAGTACATATTTTAAGTGTGAAAAATGGGATTTTGACCTAGCGGGTGTAAATATTATTTCCTTAGAAGCTCGTAAAGAGCAAATTAAGGCAGATGATTTTTTCGATGCTATAGTTAACACGTTGGAATGGGTTATTAGAACTGGAGCTAGTTGTATAAAGGAAAGATCTTTAGCGCCAATATTATATTCTGATTTAAGATTGAAAGAATATACTGAATTGGTACATTTATGTTTACTCCAGAAAGATAATATAGTTTCTGGACAAGTTACAGATATGGACAAACTGGCAGCAGACGTTGAGCAGGCTATTAAAATGACTGAAGAATATCAAAGAATAACTACTAATCCTTATGGACGAGAAGTTATTTCCAAGAAATTTTTAGCTTTATCAACTTTACGGCAAGACATTCAGGCTCATTACGATTCTAGTTTATACAGAATGGCACCATTTGGTGTTAGCATTAATGGCGAATCTTCTATCGGAAAATCAGATTTAGCGGAAAATACTATGAAAGTAGCGTTAGCCGCTATGGGCTTTACAGATCCTAAACAGAGGATCATTTCCCTTAATGACAGCGATAGGTATGATAGTGAATATACGGCTGATGTTGTAGGCGTGCACATAGATGATGCAGCCAATACTAATTCAGCATTTGTAGAAACTGCTCCCACAGGCAAATATATTAAATATTTTAATAATGTTGCCGTGCATGCTTTGAAAGCAGACGTTGGAAGCAAAGGTAAAGTGGGCATAAATTTTAAGTGTGGTGTTATTACTACCAATGTGCCTGATTTACGGGCCACTACATATTCTAATCACCCTGTTTCTATTTTGCGTAGATTTATACACGTTACGCCAAAAGTGAAACCACAATATGCAACAGGTGCTGCTTTGAATACTGATCATCCTGATATTTTGAATGCAACACCAGGACACCAAGTCGATGCATGGACTTTTAAAGTTTATGAACATAGACCTGATGGTATAGAATTATCCTGTGGCACTACACATCCAGTAGTATACTATGATGATGTTCTAAATAAGGAAGTAAAATGTGAGAACATATCGTTAGAACAATATTATCGATGCATTGTTTATTTGGCAAAAATTCACAAGAAAAAGCAAGATAACCAGGTGCAACGCAATGCCATAATGCATAAAAGTACTTGTTGTATGAAATGTCACCAGTTACCACAATTTTGCAAGTGCGTTCCTGAGAAATTACAGGAATATGACACAGTTGATGAAAAAGATAGTTTAAATATTTTGAAAACTATTGGATCTGGTTTTAATACAGTACGTGATACTATGGACACTCTTTTTGAAAAACCCTTAGATTCCATTACGGAACAATATGTGAATGACACTATCTCACTAAAAATAGAAGAAGAAAATAAGATAGATAAATACACGTGGTGGTTGGCAAAGTTTTATGTTAACACCAAGGCACCTTTTAATCAATCTGTTTTTGATAGATCGTTATACGTGTACAAAGTTAATTATAACACTCTCAAGGAGAGAATTATACTTTTGTCTTCTCCTGATGCTCACCAGCACAAATTGAGTTTTGATGGGAATTATGAACCCCCAGTGGTTACCAAACCTAAGTTGAATCCCTCTTTGGCTTCAAAAATAGTTTCTCCAAGGGACTATGCAGATTTCAGGGATAA